CTGGCCTTGACTTCCAATTGGCTACCGCCGATGTCCAATTCACTCCACCAGCCAGTGTGTGGAATGGCTTCAAGGCGCAGGCCCTGCCTTATGACGGCAAGAAAGTTATGTACCGCACAGACAGCAACTTGCCTTTAGGCCTTGTGTCTAGCCAATACAAAATCGTTCAGCCGATCGAGGTCCTCGAATTCTTCCGCGACATGGTCGGCAATATTGCTCACCTTGAAACAGCCGGTGTTCTTCGCAATGGCGCGCATTACTGGGCCCTCGCCAAGATGGATGGCGAGTTCAACATTGCAGGCGATAAGGTTAACCAATATCTCTTATTGGCCAGCTCCGCTGATGGCTCTCTGGCCACTCAGGCTCGCCTCACCAGCGTTCGTGTTGTATGTAATAACACATTGCAATTGGCGCAGCAAAAAGGCAAGGCCAACGTAAGCGTTCGTCATAACTCCATCTTCCGCCCCGAGTCCATTAAAGCCGAGTTAGCTAACAGCAACGAAGCATTCCGCATGTTCGAGCAAACGGCCAAGTTTTTGGCTAGCATCAAGGTTGGCTCCACACAAGCACAGGCCATCTTCACCAAGATCCTCGGCGGCGATGAAAAGAATCCTTCACGCGCAGCAGCCAGAGCATTGGCTCTCTTCGAAGGTGCAGGCATTGGCGCTGAGTTGGAATCAGCCAAGGGCACAGCATGGGGCGCGTTGAATGCAGTCACACAGCTGATGGATTGGGAAACAGCACGCACCGGCGATGCTCGGTTGGCCAATGCTTGGTTCGGCGGCGGCGTTAATGTTAAGCAACAAACTGTTGATGCCCTCTTGGCTTTGTCATAATATTTTTAGGGGTACCTCACACGGCCCCTAAAATTGTTGTACAATTTAATCTCACGTTACTAGTCCTCCTGTTTTTTTGATTATTGAAAGGTATTGTATGAACATCTTTTTCTTACACCATCTGCCCAGCATTGCGGCAGTTATGCATTGCGACAAGCATGTCGGCAAAATGCTTATCGAATCCTGCCAGCTGCTTGCAACTGCGCATCACTTTTACGGCAACGGCGACAAAGTATCCTATCGCCCCACGCATGCCAATCACCCCTCAGCCGTCTGGGTTCGCGAATCACGGTTGCATTACAACTGGGTTAGCGATCTTGCACGTTTCCTTGGCCGTGAATTCAAGTACCGCTATGGCCACGGCCACAAAAGCAATGATGTACTACACGCCGAGCTTCTTGTGTGCCCCGAGGCCATGCTCATGCTTCCTACCAAATGGTCTCCACCTACATTGGCAATGCCCGATGAATTCAAAAGCAACGACCACGTCGCATCATATCGTCGCTATTACGCTAGCAAAATTGCTACCATGCCGCTTGTGTACAACAAAGGCAAAGACCAGCAGCCATTGTGGTTGCAAGACTTACTCAACCAAGTGGAGTCCGTATGACTAAAACTGTAACCATCCCTCTTATCGAGCTGCAGGAAATCTACCAAGGCATTGAGGCTTTTGTTCTTAATGCACCTGCTGATGCTACTGCCTTGGCATCATACAAAGAGCAATTGGAATTGCGTATGTCAGCAGCACGCGCACTTGGCCACCTCAGCGCATACGTTATTTACGCAACACCAAAGCCTACCATGCCACATGAATACGAATACTCCTTAGATCACTATGGCTTAGACAATTGGCAAGCCGAGTGGGGTGATGGCGACATTGAACGCGACATTGTTGTTATGTATACCCCCACGCATCGCGGTTTTGATTACTGCGTTTTGATGGATGGCAAAGACATTACAGCAATGCTTAACCCTGCCAATCGCAATGCGTATGAGGCCCTTATGTCAAAAGAATGCGCAGCCCGCGCTACAATAGCAAATGATTATGCATATGACTAATTCAGAAAAAGTACTGGCCTTCCGTCGCAAGATGGGCCTGCCAGTTTCCACTACACCTACTCTGCTCTCGTCTGAGCAGGCCAGTTACTTTGCTCGCTTCATCATGGAAGAGCTTAGTGAATACCTTCGTGCTTGCGAGGAGAATAGCCTTGTTGATGCTGCTGATGCTTTGGTCGATCTTGTCTACGTCACCATGGGTTGCAGCCATGCTATGGGGCTACCTTTTGACCAGCTTTTTAATGTGGTACACGAAGCCAACATGAACAAAGAACCAGCCAATGACTACATTAGGTCGTTGCGCGGCTCACAATACGACGTCATTAAGCCTATGGGTTGGCAAGCACCTGAGGCCATGATGTTGGCCATCATTCAAACCGAACAACAGAAAGCAAGGCCATGAATCTTAAAGATCTTATTGACATATATGTCGAAACTAAAAATGCTCGTGAAGAGTTATCCTCACAGGTCAAAGAAAAAACTGAAAAGCTAACAAGCTTGGAAAGTGACATCATGGCCCTTATGTCTGATGCTGGCATCAGCAAGGCGGCGTCGGATAAAGCATCATGCACTATGCGCATGAGCAAACACCCTGCCATTGATGATTGGCAAGCTTTTTACGGCTATGTCGCTGCGACAAGCCAATTCGAATTGCTGCATAAGCGGCTTTCCTCAACAGCCTTCCGTGAGCGGTGGGAAGCTGGTGAGGCCATCCCCGGTACTTCAGTCTCTGAGGTCTGGGAACTTACCGTCGTTCGTCGTAAATAATCTCTTGTTAAACTTTAAGGAATCACATGTCTAAGACTACTACACAACTGGCTTTGTTTGAAGACCAGCTTGCCGCATTGGCCATTGAATCGGTGAAGGCCGAGCAAAGCAGCCTCGCCACTGCATTTCTTTCCACCAAGGGGGGTAACCTCACATACCGCGGTGATGTAATCACTGGCAACAAGCTGGCCTGCGTCGTATTGGCCGCTCCCATTGAGCGTTTGTACTACAGCAGCCGCTATGACCCTACCAAGGTCACAGGGCCTGATTGCTTTGCCATCAGCTCAACTGCAACAGGCATGGCCCCATCATCTGCTTCACCTGCAGTTCAGCACGCAACCTGCGAAGGCTGTCCTAAGAATGAGTGGGGCTCCGCCGCTAATGGCGGTAAAGGCAAAGCTTGCCGTGAAACACGTCGCCTGCTGCTAATCCCTGCTGATAGCATTGGCAGTGTTGATGCCGTCAAGGCTGCTGAAGTTGCAGCACTGCGTCCGCCCGTTACCAGCTTAAAGAACTACGCAACATACGCGCAGACTTTGGCTGCAACACTGAAGCGTCCACCGCTGGGTGTGATTAGTGAAGTTGCTGTTGCACCTGATGCCAAGACACAGTTCAAGGTAGTCTTCAACATGGTCAAGGCCATTGAGGATAACGCTGTCATTGGCGCATTGATTGAGCGTGCCAAGACCGAAGTGCAAAAAGCTATTGACTCAGCCGGTGCTGTTAACGAAGAAGTTGATGCCGCCGTAGCTGTGGATGGCAATCCAAAGTACTAAAGCGCTGGGGGAAAGCCTACGGCAAGTACCCCGCCTTCATTATGAAACCTGTTTATCTTGATTTTGAAACAATGGCTATTGGCCCACGGCCGGAGTATCCTCCGGTGCCAGTTGGCTTGGCCGTCTACGACCCTGAAGGTGAATACCCAGATGGCTACCACGCCTTTGGCCACCTCACAGGCAATAACACAACGCAGTCAGCTGTTAAAGCTATGATGGAGTTGATCTATGCTAGCGGTCGCGATATCTGCTTTCATAACGCTATGTTTGACCTTGATGTTGCTGAGACTCATTTGGATATACCCATCCCTCAGGACACCACAGTCATACATGATACTCTTATACTTGCTTTTCTCCACGATCCTCACGTTCAATCTCTTTCCTTAAAAGACTTGGTTGTCACTTGGAGCTTGGACACACCTAATGAAAGGGATGAGCTGAAGGAGTGGATCCTTGCTAATGTCGATGAGGCACGTCGTAAAAAGTCTACGTGGGGTGCATACATTTCCCGCGGCCCCGTGGAATTGGTTGGCAAATACGCCGCAGCTGATGTACGGCTTACAAGCAAGCTTTATGAGTATCTCAGCGAGCAGGTTTTACCCGCACAGCAGGAGGCTTACCACCGTGAGGTGGCTTTGATTCCAATGTTACTTGAAAACTCCCGGTTAGGTGTAAGGGTTGATCGAGTCGGTTTGCAAAAAGCAAAAGAGCAAGCAGTAATAGATATTGAAAAGTGTAATGTTTGGGTTCGTGCATTGTTAGGTTCTCCTGATTTGAATCTTGACAGCGATAAAGAGCTGGTCAATAGTATTTATCCCACAGAATACTGGATCAAAGATAATGGGTGGCCTACCACGGATAAGGGCCAACCTAGGGCAGACAAGGAAACCTTTGAAGAACTAATCACCCATACGGAGTTAAAAGATGTCCTCAGATATAGAGCCAACCTATCAACATGTTTGTCAACTTTCATTGAGCCCTGGTTACAAGCTTCTGCATCTACAGGTCGAATCTACACCAACTGGAACAGTGTACGAGGTGAACGTGGGGGCACACGAACCGGCAGATTATCCTCAACCCCAAACTTTCAAAATGCGCCTGTCCGTTACCCGAAAGTTGGGATCCCACCCGACTTGGATGTGGCAACCCTCCCACTCATCCGAAGCTTCATCCTAGCCGATGAAGGGCATAAGCTAATTGCGTGTGACTTCAACGCTCAAGAGCTGCGTATCTTTGCGCACTTTGAAGGCGGTGATTTGATGAAGCAATACCAAGCCGATGCTCGTGCTGATCTGCATACCTACGCTGCCAAGATGATGACTGAGGCCAGCGGCCGTGAGGTGTCAAGGACTTACTCCAAAGGCGTATCATTTGCTATTCTTTACGGCGCTGGGCCTAAGAAAATCAGTGAAATGCTTGAGGTGGATTATGAAATGGCAAAGACATTGATGGATGCGTATACCACCGCCGTGGCTCCGGGCCTCAAGATAATGCAATCAACAATGCGGACAAGGTATAAATTGAACCAACCATTGAAAACCATTGGCGGGCGTCTGATCAAGATGGAACCGCCCAAGATTATCAATGGCCGTCTGCGTGAGTTCGACTACAAAGGGGTTAACCTTTTAATTCAAGGCTCCGCGGCTGATCAGGCCAAGGCCGCCATGCTGCTATACCAAAGCAAACGTCAGGGTAGTAGGCTTCTGCTTAGTGTGCATGATGAGCTGGTTATCTGAGCTCCTGAAGAGCATGTGGTACGTGAGGCTGAATGCCTGACATGGTCTATGTGCAATGCAATAACAATGGATGTGCCTATGGTTAGT